GAGGGTCTTTAAGATTCCATTTGTGTTGCGAAGCTGTAGACCCACAAAACGGATAGATAGCCTTCATCTTAGTCCAAATGCTATACCCTTTCAAGTCAACTACTAATTGATTAATAGCACTTTGTTGTGTAGGATCAGTGATTGATGCTGCTGTTATGAATGCTTGAGCATCTGCATCTATTGCTGGCCCACCTCCTCCAGCTAATATGTTTTGAGTTGTTAAGAAAAAACTATTGCCGTATCCAATCATAATACCAAACAAACTGAGCCAGATGTTAATGTCACTCCACTGAACTTGGCTCCATTAATAGGTCTTATTATTGCTCCAGCTTTTACTGCTGTTCCAGTTGCTGCAATGTAAGTTGACTTGACATCACTTCCAGCAACTCTAATTGCTGAGAATACTGTATCCTCCAGGACCACAATTGCATCATGATCAACAGTCTTTGCTGCTGTATTATTCACTATGAATGTACCTTGTTGTGCTGTTAGCACGCTGTTTCCTATTGCCATTTTATTTTTATTTTTATTTTTATTTAAGGATAAACTCTAATTTCTATTGTTGTACTATCAAGTAAAGTATTTGCCTCTGTATTTGTAGACGTTGCAGTTGTTGTTATTTGTACTGTATTATTGTTTTTTCTTAAGCCTACTACAGAACCTTTGTACACTCCCGAAATCAATACTGATGTTTTATCTAATGTAAATGCACCCGTCAATGTTCCAATATAAGTACCTACTCCATCATAACTCCAAACCAAAGTACCGCCTAAAGTATTGTCTAAAACTGTTGCAGTAGGTGCATTTGTTCCCGTTTGAGTTAATAAAGCAACGTATTTTTTTGCACCAAACCAAGATAAAGTTCCGCTGCCATTTGTTTGTAAAACTTGTCCGTTTGTTCCGTCTGCTGTTGGTAGTGTGTATATTCTTGATGTTGTTATATCCATAGGAGCTTTAAAGCCGACATAACTACTTCCGTTGGAAAGTAATTCCATAAACCTCAACTCAGATGGTTGTGTATCATTACCTCCTATTAAAACCGCTCCTGTTCCATTTGGCTCTATTTTAATATTGCCGTTTGAAGCACTTGTAATTTTATTACCATTCACATCTAAATTTCCACCAAGTTGTGGACTTGTATCCAAGCTTAATTCATTGATCTCTGCACCGGTAACTTTCCTTGAGACATAAGTTGCACCGCTAACTTGAGCTATCTCAATTAAATCTGTGCTTGCAATCTTAGCACTCTTGGATGTTATATCTTGTATTTTTACTCCCATTGTTTATGGATTTACGAATCTCACTTGACCATCATCTAATATTCTTGCATCATCATCTGATGTGTATCTTGCAAGAGGATCAGTGAATGGATCATATGGTGGAGTCACTATTGTTGTTTGAATACCTTCTCCCTCTATTATGCGAATCAGTTCGACATTGGTTGATATATTCTTTCCACTCTGATAATCACTTATTTTCTGTAACCTATAAACAACACCATCTATGTTGATTAAGTTTCTGAAATCAAGACTATTTATGTCTGATGGTCTCAGCATAACTGAGCAAGTGATTTGCTTTCCAAATCTTGATATCAATTCCTTAATGAACTTCTCATGATAGAGATACAAGTTGTTGGTTGGATAATTTGTTGTGGACCAAAAAACATAGTTAGGGACTCCAAAATTAAAATCAAATGTTGGTGAGTCCAAGCTGTTAAGATGGCCCACATAAGGATAGTCAATCTCTGAATGATCAACTCCATCCTCATCTCTATGAGTCCATGCTCCAGTTCTTAATCCACCAAGCTGCACAATGAATGGCTTGCCTTTCTTTTTTTCAATCAAGCTGGTGCCATCCTCATTGAACTTAACCTGGAATGATCTTGGCACAATCAAATCAGTGAATGTTGTATCATCAATTGGAATCCTTACCAATAGCTTTTGGCTGAATGGCAACTTGAAATCAGTATCATTGGTTGCAAATTGACTTTGACTCTGAACTAAGAATGAGCCATATTGCTCCTGGACATCATCAAGATATCTGGTATTCCAATAATCATCATCTTGCTCAAAGTTAAAATTGTAATTCTTAGCACTAAAATTAATGGTTGGCTCAACCTTAATCTCCTTGGATCTATCCAATTTATAAGTCCAATCAATTGCATCTCCACTGGCATTGTAAAAATCTGACAATGGCTCAATCTCAAGAATACTTGCATCTGCTGTTGATGGCTTGACATACAAATTAAATGCTGTGACCAATCCTTTAAAAAACTTATCACAAGTCATATCTGGAAGGAATGAATCAAGATAGACTGTACCTCCAGCTGTAAGCTCTTGCAATTGCTTTACAATATTAAGATCAGCTGTATTGCTCTCAATTTGATATGTTGTTGTTGCATTGGTTATATTAAGCCTTTCAATACTTGTATTGTTTATAAATAAACCAATTTTGATAGTGACCTCATCATTGATTAAAAGATTCAACTCTCTTTGATAATCAAATGAAAATGTCAATGATGTTGTGGTTGATGTGATAGCACCAGAATAGATTACATCTGTAGCAATTGGAATATTGTTTTTATATATAAATATCCTAACTGAATATGATCCATTGATTGTATATGCTCCAGATCCATCACCAGTTATTGTGATATTAAAATCATGATCACCAGCATAATTGACATTAAACAATCCTTCACTCGCAGCTACAAATTTTAGTGGATCAGTTGTCTGAGCTTGACTCAAATTATCTTGAGTAACTGTACAATCATAATTATCTGCAAATTGCTGATCAAAAGTATTAATATATCCAGTTGGTCCTTCAGGATCAAGATAGCTTATGAATGAGCCATTGAATATATATCCTCCTGTATTATTATCTTCAGTTGTGAACAATGAATCATTATCACTCTGAGCTTGTGTGATGGTTGGCAAATCTCCACCAGGATATGCCATTAATAACTTCTTGAATAATTGACTCTCAAGAAATGCACTATCCCAAGTTATGCCAGCATAATCGAATGCCTTCTCCAATACCTCATAGCAAAATACTTGTGGAGGAATATGCTCAACTCCAAAGGTGGATGCTGATGGACGTGTGAACCCGTAATCAATCAAGCCGTAGTAATAACCTCTACCAGTCCACCCCTGTGAGTCTTGATTGCTGGATGGTGATCCATTAAATTGGATGGTACCATTCCAAGTATCTTGTTGGTTGTCATATGTCAGAGCATGGTTGTATTCTGACCAACCTAATTCATTTACCTTGATCTTGGCAAGCCTTGAAATGTAGTCAATGGTATCACTAACTAAGGTGATATCAAATGACCATACTCCATCCATCAACTTGCAACTCATTAGCTGAGCCACTCCATTGAACTCAAGTAAGCCATTCTGATAGTATTGACATTCAGCTTTAATGCTTGGATCAAAGTCAATCAATTCATTATCAGTATCCGAGATATTCTCGGTAGCTGATAAAGTATACACACTCAGCATAAGAGCTGTATTACTCTTCGTCCCTGGCAAGGTGATAGTCTTGGACTTGTTACCCTTGCGAGCTGTTAAATCCTTGATGTCACTGATATTGAATGTCAATGGAAATGGAGCATCTTGGTCAATGTCAACCAACCTCCCATTAATAAATAATTCTCCAGCCATTAGTTAAGTTGTGATCTATATGTGTATGTTCTATCAATTGTAATCTGCTCTTGCATCAATCCATCTCTCCTCCTTGTCTTGAGCTGATAGCTTGAATTGGTCACTTTGACTGGCTCAAATTCAGTCCCATTGTTTTGCTCAAGATAAACAATAGGTGAATCAAACAATGATTCAACCAACCAATTCTGAACTCCTTGAGATATCCAGTCTGAATTCAAAACTAATTGCTTGCTTTTGGTCTTGGCAAAATGAATCTTTTGACCAGAGTACAATGGATATTTGTAGCTTGTGCTATCCCATACTCCAGGATCTCTCTGGTAGTCAAATGCCTGAACTGTAGCTGATTCTGTTGATACCAATGCAAAGGTAAATGAATCCCATGATCCAAGCTTATTCAACCAATGCAATCTATATGTCTCATATCTCTTGCAATCTGTATCCATGTATATTGTGAATGGTCCAACAAATGACACTCCACTCACATCAATAGCTACCTCATATTTAAAGCAATCATCAAAATCAATCTGAGTTATGCTTGAATTTGCAATGATGACCTGTGGACCAACATTCAAGATGTTGAATTCAGATGATGTAATTGATAAACTATCACTTGCAATTGTATTGCCCTGGATATCTAATAAAAACACATTCAATAAAACAGGTACAACTCCAGTCTGCTCAAAATATCCAAGATAAAAATTCTCATCCATTCCACATAAAGCTCTGGATGTTGTTGGAAAGTTAGTTAAGAAAACTGCATCTTGTGTTAAATTAGGATCATATATTTCAAAATCCCATACTCTCCATTGTGGATATTCAAGAGCTCCATTGAATGCTTTCAATGTTGTACTTTGATCACTCGCTTGAATGATTGGTGTTGTGCCATACTTCTCATAAACAACAATGAAATAACTTACCATTGAATTGGTTGCATCAAACTCAAGATCAGTTGTAATCTCTGGATTTCTTATTGCACTCTGAACAGCCTCAGATACATCAATTCTGCCAAGAGTATTGAATTGCCTGAACACCTCTTGAGTCAATCTCAATGTGCCATCAATATATAACTCAACTACAAAGCTGAAATTCGGTTGAGCAGTCTGATTGCTGCTGAATGTAAACACCAAAGGATTGCCAGCTGGTGCAATCAGTTGTGGCTCATCATATATTGTTACTGCCATTTTTTGTAAAATTAATTTCAAACATTAAACCAGTGAGCTCTGCCAAATCATTGCCTATCTTCTCAAGGACCTGGTCATTGATCACGTTATCAGTGATTCGCTTTGGTTTCAATCCTCTTTGCTTGATGTTGGATGCCACAGCATAAGCATGACTCATATCCAACCCCTTCCATTGGCTGATGGCTGTTGCCATTCTTTGACTCACTCCAGGATAATTGAATGAGAATTGACTGCCATAATTATTGGTCCCAACAGCATTGACTCCCTCATCAACAAATGGATAGTAATCCTCTGCCTCTAATCTAAATGACAGCTGTCCAGTTGGTACCGGAATGATTGATGCTGCCAATGCTCCAGTATTCTGAGCAACTCTCTTTGTGTAATCTCTGAACTCAGCAGCAAGCTTGGTTGATAGCTCAACAATGAATCTATCATAAGCATTCTTTGGCTGCTCTGCATCTTGAGCAGATACACCAAAGTCCTCAAGAAAATCAAAGTCTGCCATTACTTAGTATGCGTTTATGTTCGTTCTCATCCACTATCCTAAAATAGTTCATCCAGAATAATGTGGTCACATAAGGTTGTTGTGTAACCTTTGCCACACCGATTCCCATTTCTTTGGATAGTCTATGGATGATAGTGGTCCAATTAAACCACTCTGAATCTTTAAGTCCTGCTCCATCATCATCATTTCCATCCTCTGCCTCGCCATCTGTATCCCTAATATAGCGAGCCTCCGCTTCTCCGATAAGTCTAAAAAAAAACTGAAAAAGTTCAAAAACTCATCCCCAGGAAAGTGTTCTTTAAACTCCTTGTATCTATGATCATTAGGATTCAACACTCTTCCTCTGTCATCCTCATCACAATACTCCATCCCTTTCTCAACATACATGATTGCCAATGCTTGACATGGATCTTGGCTGATATCCTCAATCAGTTTCAAGTCAATGATCTGACCAGTTGAGACATGGGCAAAGTTCTTTTCAAAATAATATTCCTTTCCATTCACTGTGATCTCTGACTTTGGCTCCTGGTATTTATATCCAATCAACAACTTGAGCAAATGGTTGGCAGCAACTTGAATGGATTCAATATCAGCTTTCTTAATCTTGTTGATTGACTCTCCACTGAATAGACTGAGCAACTGACATTGGAAGATTAACAGTTGTGTTATATCATCCTTTTGTTCCTTCATTGCCTCTGCCATCATCAGCCACCTGGTCATCTGCTCTGGTGTACAGTTTGATAGTGAGCTTGGTAGTTTTATATTCAGTTGTTTCATACTCTTAAGGCCATATATCTTCCTCGGTTGGTGAACTCCTTTCTGCTGTGCCAAGCCAATGCTGTGGATATCACACCATCATCATGGAGTCCAGCTGGTGCAGAGTAACTCACATTCCTTGTGTTTGGATTGTAAATATAGGAAAAATTATCCAACTCATCTATCAACCATTGCTCATTGACAATTGATATTGCCTCTTGCTCAAATGCCACAGCAAGATCCTCAATGATGATTGGCTTTGTTTTGGAGCTTGTCACAAATGGATGGATCAGATTCTTGCATCTCACCTGGAGCATCTCAAAGAAGACATCACCTTGATTATTGACCTCTACCAATGTAGTGGCATTGTATTGCTTTATCATCTCAGCAACCTTATCAATGATCCTGGTCCATTCATCATGCCTCCATCTATGAGCAGTGACCATCTGACCATCTTGGTTGATGATAGTGAGTACAGTGTAGTCATCAGCTCTACCAATGTCAAGGCCAGCATACATCTTTGGAGTCTTGGTTCCTGTGCTTATGCATTGATGAACATTCTTGAATATACCAGATGCATTATCAATGAACTCTGCCAAATACTCTTGCCTGAATACATGATCTGGTAGTGATCTCTTTCTCTCATCCAATTCTCTTGGATCAATCATTGGATTGTCATAAGATGAGTAATGGAAGTAAGCATATCTATCATCATAGTTAGGTTGCATACAAAGCCTATGAAAATGATTCTTGCCTTTTGGTGTTGAGATAAAGATGATCTTCTTTCCTTTGACCAGGACAGTTGCACTCAGCACCTCATCCCAAAGCTCTGGTCTTGTGAAGGCCATCTCATCCACAACCATATAATCAAAGGTATTGCCTCGGATATTATCTGGTCTCTCACCTGAAAAGAATTCAATGGTTGAGCCAAAGCCATTTACCATCAGATCTGATCGGTTGAAAGTGAATAGTCCACTCTTGGCAACTGCTCTCTCAAGATCAGCAAAGACTTTCTTTCCTTGTTTATAAACTGGAGTAACCCAGGCTATGCGACAGCCTTTATCATTGATGGCCCACCAAAGTAGTTGATTGATTCCAAGCAAGGTCTTGCCAAACTGCCTTCCAATGTTGAGAGCATAATATTTCTCATGGCCATGGTTGATGGCATCATGAATCTCTCTTTGTTTGTCATGTGGTTTATAGCCTTTGACTGTACTCATTCAAAGTCAAACTTCTCTACATTCTTAGTCTCAAGTTGCTGGCGATCATGCAT